GTTGTGTTAGCAGGCACGCCTGTACCTGTAACCGTCTGACCGACTGCGATGAGCGCGTTAACTGAAGCGATCGTAAACACACTTGGTGGGCCAATCACCATCGTGCCCGCAGCCGTGAAGACACCGACTTGACTCATCGCACCTGTTGGGAAGTCACCTACTAAGACGGGTGTATTGAGCGTGCTATCAATGTGTGTGAGGTTAAGACCGGGGTGCGCAATGAGTGTTTGATTGCCCGAGCCACCTGAGTCAAAGCCGATGTCCATCTGCCACAAATTGGTCGGGTCTGCCGTGAAATTACTTAGCGAGATATTGGTCGGACCAGACCCCACACCGTCATCATCGTCTGTCACCCACTCTTGCAGACCGTTGCTCCAACCTGAGTAGACGTAGTTCAAGCCGTTCTCTGAGTTCAGAATCATGCCACGGCTAATGCCCGAGGCGTTCTGGAAGATGCCTTTGTAACCACCCATCTTGCGGGCGCGACCCCGCTGAAAGCGCACCCACTTGCCGTCAACGAAGACAGGCGCATCAAACTGCGTACCATCGCGTTGGATGCCCGGCTTGATGTTGAGCGAGATGACTTTAGCGGTCAAAACGTGCCCCCTGCGATCCCAACAGGGATCAAGAAACCCGCGGCTGTAAGAGTCGCTGCGTTTGTTGCGTTGAGCGACCAACCAATCTGATTCGTTGCAGGTTGGTACATGCCTGTGTTTGTATTGCCTGAGAAGTTCAGAGAAGGCGCCGCTGCCGAGCCAGCGTTAATAGTCAGCGTTGTGACCGTACCGCCTGAGGCGCTCGATGAGTTGTAGATGTTTGTGCCGTCACAGACGACTGTCAAAGTCTGACCCTGTGCGACTGTAACGGTTGCCGCGCCCGAGGCTGAGGTCTTGAACGTAAGTGAGTACGCGCCAGTCGTCTGATTGTTCAGGTAATAGATTTGAACGGTTGAGGGCAACACAATGATCTGGTTCGAGGTGAGCGCCCCAAAGTATTCCTGCACGACGTTAGCGTACTCGACCGCTGTAAGGGTCGTAGTGCCGCCTGTGACAGTCTTGGCTAGTTGGGTATAAGCGAACGTGTTTGAGCGCCCGTACGCAAACGTAGAGTAGCCGTTGATGCCGTTTGATACGATGACTAACGACTCAGTTAATTGGAGCTGCTGCGTAGCTGCTGAGTCGATCGTGTTTGTACCGCTTGGGGTGAGCGTCAAGATGCCTGTGCCGCCGTTGCGCACCATGACAAACCAGCCGTTACCGACTGTGGATGAGGTGGGTAACGTGATCGTGCCCACGCCGCCTGCCCAGACTAAGAACTGAGCGCGGTAGGTGTCATTTAACGTCGTGCTTGAGAAGATCGAACTTTCAGCGTACTCTTGATTGAGCGTTGTGCCTGAGGCGACAATGCCATACCCTGCTAAAGCTGCAGCGTTTGCTGCAGAGGTGCCTGCGCCAAACGTGACAGTCGACCAAGTGCCGTCATTTGTAGAGTTGTTCGTTAAAAAGATGTACTGCGCAACACCTGAGGCAATTGAGACGATTGTTGCGCCTGATGCTGTCGTGACTGTGAATGCGTTTGAGCCGACGTTCTGAATCAGCACGCTTTGACCTGTGCTTACCTGCAGCGCAGAGGGCATAAGTAGGTTTAAACTTGCAACAGTCGCCGTGACCTGAATGATCGCAGCGACAACATTCGTGTTGGTCGTGCCGTTGATAGGCCAGTCAAGCGTTGTGCTCGTAGAGATCGTGAGCGCTTCGTATCCGATTTGGCTCGGGTTAATTGTTTGGCCCGTAATCGGGTTGACGTAGGTGTTGGTCATAGTTACCTCTAAGAGTCCACAGCGATTGCTGAGCGATCACCCACGCGAGTCACGTCCTCGGCTTTGAGTGCCTGCATTGCCATGTCGTACTTCTGTTGAAATATCTGACGTGCGTCGTCTTTTAAGTAGATCACAGCCTGCAAGAGTGCGCCAAAGAGCATCGCATTGGGGGCGTTGTTTGTGATCCAGTTTGTCTGATTTGTTGAGGACAAAGGCTGCAAGCGTTGATAGACGAGCACCTCAAACTGGTACGCCTGATCAGGAATTGGCGACACAAACCAGTTATCGTAGTCGTAATCTGAATAATATAGGGTCAGACCGCTCGCGCTTTCTGCGTTATAGTTGGTCAGATACTCATACTTGCGTAGGAAGACTGGCGTCTTCTCGCCGTTCGAGGTGACTGACATTGACACAGTCTTGCGCCATCGAGCGGGCTTTTGAATGATCGGGTTGCCCACTGACATCGTGCCCTGCGCGACCTCAATCTGACCTAATGTCTTGATTTGCTGAGCAATTTCAAACTCAGCGAGTGTGATAAATACAGGGATTTGCGAGACAACGGCGGCGTCATTACGCTCGAGGTACTGCTCAATCGTAGATACCAAGTTATCATAAGTTAAAACAAAGCTCGCGGTCATAGCGCCACCCACAAAAGTGATTTTGAGTGCGTTTTATCACAAAGCGCTTGAATTGACATTTTAGCTCTTTTAGGCGTTAAGGTAAATTACCACCGACAGGATATGTCGCGCCCGCAGGAGCCTGTGTAAACGCTGTCTCGCCTGCTACAACATGATTGCTAGTCCAAGGGCTTTCCATGACGGGTCCGTGACAGTTTGCCAATTGCACACCGTTGACCGTCTCACCCTTCGTACACAAAAATGACCTCATGTTGCTCATACCAGTGTCGGGCGTTGTGCCAACGGTGTAAGAGCGAAACACGGCAGGCGCAGGCGCCCAACTAGGCGCTTGTGGGTAGCTAGTGACAGGAGGAACACCAAACAATGACCAAACCTTGCCCTTTGGAGCATCGCAAGAACCGCTCATCAGGTCCATGTTGGCAATTGCAGCACCGTTAAGAATAGGGCAGACAGCCATGCCTTCTTTAAATGCCTTGCCGTTTACTTTGATGAGATTGCCAGTCAGCGTAGTAGATGATGCAGCGCACAAAGCGTACTCGCCTGTGCATACGGCTAAGGTCTGAGCTTGGAGTGTAGAAACCAAGGCAGATACCCAAAACAAGATGACTGCGCTAAATGCAATAAGTGTTTTCATTACGCCACCATTGAAGATGCTTTCAGTTTAACTGCTGCAACACGATTAAGCCACCCTTCACCGTATACAGAGAACTTTTCAAGACTGCGGTAAAACTCTTCTTTGGCTTGGCTGAAGTCTTCAATTAACTTAACAGGGTCAGCAGCCTGCACAGCAGCCATTGTCATCGGTCCAAACCCACCATCAGCGGGTACACCTACAGCAGTCTGTAACAACTTAATAGAACGCCCCGGACCGGCGTTCACGCCCATGTCAAAGACCAAATAATCAATCCCAGAAGGCAGCTCGTCCGCCCGCACAACGTCCCAGTACTTTTTTTTATACAAGGGTTCAACATCCGCAGGGGTTAACTTACGCATTTGATCGTGGGTAACTTGATGCCCAACGTGTTGTTCCCAGTTGTACTGAGTCACGCCAAGCATGGTCGAGCCTTTACGACCGTCTGGTAGCTTGTTGCCTGCATCACGCTCATCGTCTGTAAAACCGCCCTCTGAAGCGAGCATTTGTTTAAACGCTTGATCCCAATTGCTAATCATTTACTCATCTCCGTGCTTGCTAGGTTAATGCGAGTCTTTGCTTGTGAAATGTCTTTGGGTGGTATCTTGAAACCCACCGCTATGTAGCCTACAAACCTGCCTTGTTCTGGGGGTACTGAGCCACGGCACATATACGTCACGCCATGTTTAACGGCGTACTCACCAAGCTTTGAGCTTGGTTCAAAAGAATCACAAGCCACCTCGCCCTGAAACATCGTAATGACAGATCTGTTGTGTTCAGGCGTGCTAGTAAACAAAGCGTTAATTGCACCCTCAAGCGACTTTTCACGACCTTGATTGCTCATTGCCAAAATGGTGGTGCGGCTGTTTGCTTGCAGATTGACAGAATTAACAATAACAATATCTGCGCTTAGATCGTAAATCAAAGACTTGGCAATA